CTCTTTTTTCTCGACTGGCCTCACCAGACCGGCGACACGCCACCGACAGCGACGCAATGGCTCGACGAAATGACGATGGCGCAGCGGCGCATCGGGACGCCTGGCCTGACGTTCTGGAAGGAGTTTTGCGGCGGCGTCTTCACCAGGTTTCAATATATTCTAGAAAAGGACGGTTTTATCAAACCGATCGTCGTTGACGGGAAAACGGCGGCCCTTCAGCCCTATAATCCCGCCCAGCGTGCGGTCGAGCAGCAAGACGTGGCGAGTTTTACACGGTTTGTCCAAATTGCCGGCGCCGCGTTCCCAGAAGAGTTCAAGATCGTAAGCGATGGCAAGGTGTCGCTTATGAATTTGGCGAATTTCATGGGTGTCGGGAAAATATGGAAGCAGCGGCCTGCGAAAGATATCCAGGCGGCGATCGACCAAATCAAACAATTGCAGGCCGGCCAGGCCCCGACCGCGCCGTCCACCGGACCGCAAGGCGCGATGCCGACAGATGTCGCCGGCCAGACGCCGCCGCCCCCGACAACCCAAATCAGCATCGGGAGGCGCGGGCTATGATTGACCCGGCTTCAAACCCGCGCCGATTTTCCAGCGAAGAAATCGAAACTGGCATCGCTGTCCTCGGGAAGCGCGAAGATTCCTGCTTTCTGCGCGAATTCCTGATGCGCGAGCTCTTCGCGGTGTGCGGTTCAACAAACCCCTGTGCGTTGAGCATGAGCGAGGGACGGAGGAGTTTAGCGGCCATCATTTTAAGATTGCTGGACCGCACCCTCGACAATGACCGACCCGACGCAGGCAGAACCTTCGGCTCAAACTCCATCCGGGCAGGTTTCCAACCCAGCGGCACAGAGTCCCGCGTCCCCGCCGAGCCCCCCGGTGGCTACGGCCGCGGCCCACGCCCAGCAGGCTCCCGCAAGCCCCGCAACAAAGCCTGACTATCTGCCCGAGTCGTTTTGGGATGCCACGAAGGGCGAACCCAAAGCCGACGATCTCAAGAAATTTTGGGCAGATCGCGACGCCGCGCGCGCGGCAGTGCCAGACAAGCCGGAAGGCTACAAGCTCGAACTCCCGCCCGACGTAAAGCTCCCGGACGGGTTCGAACCGAATCCGAAAGAGACGAAGTTCGTCGGGCTCCAAAAGATCGCTCACGAAGACGGGCTTTCCCAAGCGACGCTCAACAAGATCGTGAGATTGGAAGCAGAGGCCGTCTCTGCCGCTCATGCGAATGTTCAGAGGGATATCGCCGCGCGCGACAAGGCCCTTGGCGAGAATGGCGCCGCGCGCGTCACGGCGCTGGCGGCCTTCATCGATTCGCATTGGTCCGATCCGAAGGAAGCCCGGCAGATCAAAGATACGATGTGGACGCCAGTAATCGTCAAGCACTTCGAGACCTATCAGAAAATGGTCACAGGCCAGGGCGCTCATTCCTTTACGCAAACCGGTCGTGACGGAGCGCCAGAGCCAAACGACGGCAAACCTCCGGGATGGGAAAAGACATCGCCCGAAAACAAACGGGCATGGTTCCTGAGACAGCAACGCGAAGCTGCCACGCAGCGGCATTAAAGGGGTAACAGGCAATGGCTTCTCCACTTCTGAACCCGGTCATGACACTCGGCGAATTTGCCAAGGGTCCAGACGTTCCGGATGAGGCCCGCCCTCTCATCGAAATGTTCGCGGCGAAGTCCGACGTGCTGGAGGTCATGCCGTTTCTCAATCTATCTGGCTTCGTCTATCAGGGATACCGGCAGGCAGCTCTCCAAACCTCCATGGCTTTCCGCGCGATCAACGCGCCCTCCACAAGCGGCGCCGGAGTCGTCACGCCATTCCAGGAATCAACCTTCCTCGTTGACCATGACATTCCGATCGACCGCGCTCTGGTCGATAGGGGCGGCGATCGGCGCCGGGCGTGGGAGGAAAGCATGGGCCTCGCCCGCCTGAATGAGCTGATCATCAACACGATCATCAAGGGCGACAACTCCACAAACAGCACTCAGTTCAATGGCTTACAGAAGCGCGCGGCGCTTTATGGGAGGCTGGTCGACAACTCCGGCGGCGTATCCGGCGGCGCGGCTCTTTCCCTTGCGCAGCTCGATTTTGCCATTCAGAACACGGCGAGGCCGACGCACATCATTGCGCCTTGGGGAATGCGCTACAGGTTCATCCAGGCCGCGCGCAACACGACGATAGCCGGCTACGTGATCAGGACGTCCTTCAGCGACATCGGCAAGACCGAAGATAACGCGACGGCAGCGAAGCCGGTCATCTCCTATGCCGGCCTCCCGATCTTGTTCGGCTACGAAAAAGACCTGCACGCGCCGATCCTGCCCTTTACGGAAGTGGCGCCAGGCGGCGGGTCCGCGTCGACGTCGTCGATCTACGTCGTGTGCTTCGGCGAAAACGACCTCGTCGGCATTCAGAACGCGCCGATGGAAATCCGCGATTTTGGACTTTTGCAGGACGGCATCACCTACAATACTCACTTCCATTGGGACATGGGCATTGTGGACAATTCCAATTTCTGCTTCACGCGCCTTGCCGGGATTCAGCAAGCCGCAATCACGACCTAACCGGAGCGCAGCCAAATGGATAGCTATGGTTTTGACAAACTCATGCAGCTCTCCGATGGGGCTGCGGCATACACGGCGAACGGCATAGGACAGGTTGCGGCGGCGAACCAAATCCTGAACCTTGGCGCCCTTCTGTCGCGCACCGATCTCGGGATCGTTGGAACGCTCGCGCACATCCGGATACCGGTCATCATCGACATCAGCGCCATGGTGATCACGACAAACGATGATATTTACGCGATCGACATGATGGCTTCGAACGTCGCAGCCGGGACCAACCCGGTGCATATCGGCGGCCTCAAAGTCGGCTACGGAACGCTGATCCCGAATGGCTCACACAGCGCCGGCGGCGCGCCGGCTGGCACGGGTTCCGACTCCTACCCTGGCCGCTACATCATCTTCGGCGACATGATCCAAAACGATGTCGCGTATCAATATTTGTATCTCTACAACACGGTTGCGGGCACAGGAAAATCGATCACCTATACGGCGTTCGCCGGCAAGTGGCCGCTGGAGTGAGGCTTTTTGCCATGACACCATCAGGTCCTCTTCACTTCACTTCTGGCCAAACTGTCCGGGCCGTAACGAAGTCGTTCTCCGGCCCGGATGGCGGCATCACCGTTGACGGGGTGAACGCGCCTCCAGGTACATTTTTGATCATCAAGGAGTGCCGGTTCAGCGGCGGCGCCAAGGTGACCTTCAAAAACTCGACGGGGAATTTGCTCTTTATCGGTTGCCAGTTCCCCGATGCTGCCGACGGGTTCATCTCGATGGACGCTTGCACATTCTCGGGTCGGTGTGACGGTCACACGATCGTCGGGGCGGCCTTCGGCGATGCAGCTATGCGCATCCTGAACTCTGGCGGCGTGGATGAGAAAAACGTGCTGCATGTGAGCTGGTCCAATTGGACGAATACGTACATGACAGTACAGCACGGCAAACACATTTTTTTATACGAGGATAGGTTCTTGACGCCAGGCGATGCCGCTGTTGAGGTATTCGGGGGAACGTCCGATTTCTACGCGGCCGATTGCGGGGTTTTTAACCCTGGCAAGGTGGGATTCAATTTCGCGAGTGATTGCACGGACCTGAACATCTTCAACAACCACATCAATGTGGGGCCTGGGCATAATGGGATCGTCAACGCTGCGCCTGCGGCCGGGAACATCGTAAAGTCCAACTGGCTGCACTCGAAGATCAATCAGACCACGATCTTCGCTTACCGCACCATTGCGTTCAACCCTGACTACGGCGATCCGACGGCGGTGTGACGATGGTAGACAAGGTTATCGCGTATTTTCAACGGCCGGACGGCGCTTTCGAGCGGCACGAGATGTACAAAATCGACTATGACGCCGCTATCGAAACGCGGGTCGTCAAAATCGAGAAGGACGGGCACCCGGACTACGGCGCCGAGAAGGAAATCAATGGCTCAGCCGAGTGGTCGCTGGAACCGCCGCCTGCCGGAGCGAAGATCATTGACAAGGTGCCCAGGATCATTGCTCCCTCCAACCAACCCGCGGCGGCTCCGGCCATAGTCGAGCGGCCGATGACGGCGAATCAGGTCCAGCGCAAGATTCGCTCGGGAGCCGCTGGCGCTCCCTGAAAAGGTGAGATACCGCCGTGCTGCTCGATAAACTCTCAGTCATCAACGATTGTCTTCTCGCGACGGGGAACTCCCCTGTCACGGGAGACGATGGCTCGGCTTCATGGATCGCCGCCTCGAACGCCTTCGATCGCACACTGCCGACGGTGCTTTACAAACACAATTGGGTTTTCCAGACGGCTACGGCAAATCTCGCCCGCCTCGGAACGTCCACTTACCCAGGCTATTCCGACATTTACCAAAAGCCTTTCGACTGCCTCCACTTAGAAAACGTGTGGCGGACAGACCTCGCCATAATGATCCCGCAGGTCTCGCAATTCGGGATTGGCGGCATGGGCGCTATGCCCCCGCAGCTCGATTACAAAATCATCGGCGATCAAATCCATTGCGTCGCGCCAAACGGCGCATCTGTGCTTTACGTCATCGATCCGACAAAGCACGCGGATGTCATTCTCGACGTGTCCGCTGGCATCCTCGAAACTCTCCGGCGCGAGATCGAGAGCCTTCTTTACCAAGGCTTGAACGAAGATCAATCAGCGGCGGTAACGACTAAAAAGCTTGCCGAAGCCGAGCTGGCCGAAGCGCGCGCCAAGTCTGATACGGAGAGCCCGCGCCGCGTCGCTTTCCGTTCTGCTTTCAGCGAGAAGAGACGCAGGCCACGTGTGGGTAGCTACTATGGCTGAGATTAGAATCACACTACGTCTTTGGTGGTACAACAATTTCGTTCTGCACTGGCACAATTATTTATTCCGACGCCGCCGTCCGCTGAGTTCTGTAAAGGCTGGGCGTATTTCTCGTGCAGACTATGAATGGGCGCGAAAACAAAATGGCTGAGAAAATCCTGATCAGTCAGACCAATTTCTCCGGCGGCCAGGTGGACGAAGACGCGAACCGTCGCGAGGATGCGAAAGCCGCGAAATCCGGCGCGCGCACCATGATGAACTGGCGGACGCGCAACACAGGGACACTTCACGTCCGCCCAGGGCGCAGCGCTATCGCAAGATCAGCACCATTCTACGCAATCGGCCCGCGCGCCGAGCGATTCTATATGACGCCGACACGGCAGTTGATCATTGTATTTTCAGCGGGGCGCATAGATATACTTGACCGTAATGGCAATATTATCGCGCGCTCAGAGGGCGCAGGCACTATATCCGGTGGCCCGTTCCCATGGACAAATGATACGGTAGGGCTAATAAACTGGACGATTGCTCCTGACAGGATAGTTGTGTGTTTTCCGGGGATGCGACCAATCGTCATTAATTGGGATTTTTCTACGAATACATTCCAATTCGCACAATTCTCATTTCGCGTTGTCGATAACCAGGTGCGCCAACCGTTTCAGCGAACAGCTATACTTGGCGCAGTAATTGGATATAGCGGAGTAAACAGCCTAACTAGCGACGTTGGGCTTAATTGCTCCGTGCCGTATTTCACCAATGCTATGATCGGGCACTCGATTTCTATCGCTGGCCAGCAGGCCGTGATCACAGGAGTCGGTTCGGAAACTCCAGTCACCACGTGCGCCGCCGCAGCTCCGGCAGCCTTAAGGAACGCGAACTATTACAACCTGAAACCGTCTCGTGATTGGAATGGAAATGCGTATAGCGTCTATCCGCAGCACTCTCTTGTAGAGGCGGCGAACTCCAAGGCGCTGATGGAGGTCACGGCCATCCCGAGCAATACTCAAATCGTCGCGGTTCACTTTTCCCCGTCAGTCGTGAACAACGATGATTATCTCGTGTCTGAATTCGGCGCCGCGCAAATTGCCAACGGAGGGTTTGCAGGACTGCCGCAGCCTGTCGTCACATGGGCTCACGAATTCATGGGGGACTTGTTTGGATGGCCACAAGCCTGCTTTTACGACCACGGCCGGCTCGGCTTCTGTGATTTCCCGCAGCGCCCGGAAGCGATATTGTGGAGCGCGATCGGCATCTACGACATGTTTTGGGTCGATTCGACGGCGGCGATTGCCAATCCTACGGCCGGGGCCTCGGCGGCGGCGGCAATATTGGAATTCGTCGATGGCAAGCCGCACGTGCGAAACGTCGTCGGCTGGAATGGCGAGGAATTCGTTTTTACCGATCGCGGCGTCTACGTCATTCCAATCGCTGCGGCCGGCAATCCTCTAAAACCCGGCTCCGTCGAATTCCGCTTCGTCAGCGATGCGGCGGCTTCTGCGATAAAGCCAGCCGTTACACGAGACGCCTTGGTCTTCACCTCGGCGTCAGGATCGCGCATCTCCGCGATGATCCGCACGGGGAATTTCACGACGCCTTACATTGAGACGGACCTCACGGAATTTCACTCCTCGCTGGTCAAAACGCCAAAGTGCATAACTATCGGACACGGCGACGACGGGTTCCCTGAGCGATATGTCTACGTGCTGAATTCTGACGGGAGCATTGCCCTTGGAAAGATCGAAAACGATAAGAGTTTTGTCGGATGGCAACCATGGACCGGAGCAGGGACGGTGCAATGGATATCGTCGTTTGCTCTCGACGTGCTCTTTACGACGAACTACGGGACGCAACAAATTTTGGAGTACGAAGACAGCACGA